TTGAGGCATCAATGATTTAATTATGGTAATAGGAGAAACACTTTGGTCAGATTTAAAAACTGATATTGAAAAACTTTTATCTAAAGACCCAAATATAACTGATGTTATAATCAGTTACCAAGTAAAGAAAACAGAAAGAGGCAGGCATTACGCAAATATTAAAATAAAAACAGAATAGAATGGAACACAATGAATTTTTTTTAGACAGAATAACACAAATACACAGCAGCAACGGTGTAGTACATTTACAAGTTACAACCTTAGAACCTGAACAGGGTTACATAGACATAGAGGTAAATGCAAGGGAGTTACTAAATGACATACCATCTTTACATTATTTTTGCACAAAGGCAATTGAAGAAGAAAATGATTACCTAAAAGAAAAATATAGAAAATTTAAAAAAACCTTGAAATAATGAAAATACTTATATCAATAGTTTTATGGTTATTTATAGCTAAAATATTTGTTTGGTTTGGAAAAATCATATTTAAAGATAATCAAGAATGATATTACTTGTAGATGCAGACAGCTTAATTTTTGCAAGTTGTTACAGAAAAAGGGAGAACCCTGATGACCCAAGATTTTACACAGACATAAATGATTCCCGAACAAAGTATCACGAACAGTTTATGGCGATTGTAAATAAGTTGGAAGATATGTATGACATAGACAAGGTGATTACATTTAGTGGAAGCAAAGGTAACTTTAGGAAACTAATTACAAAAACATACAAAGCGAATAGAGCATCAGCGCCAATGCCGCCACTATTAAATGAAATGCATCAGTACGTAAAAGATAACTATGACAGCATTTGGGGGTACGGAGTTGAAACGGATGATATGGTTGCAAGGTATTGGTATAAATTATCAAAAGAGTTCGGTAGAGATGAGGTTATGATTGTTTCAATTGATAAAGATTACAAACAGTTCCCTGCATTGATATACAATTACCATTATAAACATAAAGAAGTTTTAGATATTACAGAAGACGAGGCAATGTTTAATTTTTATGAGCAATTTATTATAGGAGATTCAGCAGACAATGTTCAGTACTTTAAAGGCAAGGGAAAAGTGTTTGCAGGCAAATGGTTAAAAGATTGTGATACAAAATATCAGTACACAAAAAAAATGTTAGAGTTATTTAAACAAGAATACAAAGGTAAGGCAAGGCAGAAATTTGAAGAATGCTACCACCTTTTAAAATTAAGAACAGATTAATATGGAAGTAAAGGATGCTCAAGAAATAGGGGATAAAGTAGGAAAAATAATTGGAATCAATATATTTGAAAATACAAGGAAAAGAGATTATGTAGAAAGCAGGTCTTTAGTAGTTTTTTTATTAAGGGAAAAGCTATTAATGAGGTGGGTCAATATAGCAAAATACTTTGAAGATAATGGCAAGCATATGAATCACGCAAACGCTATCCATCTTTTTAAAATGTACCCTATTTATAAAAGGGATAATAAACAGCTATCAGTAATTGAGCAATTATTTATTTTTAAAAGTCAGTTGAATTATGATGAGATAGATAAATTTCATTATTTAGAAAACAGGTACAAAGATTTAAAAAAAGAAAATGATTTATTGATTAAAAAATTAGCTGCAACAAAAAAACGACAAGACCCAATATTAGACATAATAAAAGGAATTACCCTTGAACAACGAACGCAGGTAATTGAAAGACTTTCATTACTAAAAAAGAGTTGGTCTTGGAAATCAGTTGACAAATGTGAAGTGATAGAAGCAGGCGATGGAATAAGCGGTTCAGCATTTTAAAATAACAAAAATGAAAATAGAAGATTGGGAACTCGAAATTGCATTTCACTTTCCTCACGACAGGTTTCTCTTAGGTCACGAATACATTAAGGCAGACAAAGACTTTAAATACAATACAATTAGGGTTTATCTTCTAATAGCAACAATTACAATAGATTATAAAATCAATCAATAAATACGTTATATAAATATGGAATTATTAAAAACTTCAGTAATAAAGCCAAACAGGCAAAATCCTCGTATAATTAGAGACAATAAATTTAAGAAACTTGTAGCGTCAATTAAGGAGTTTCCTGAAATGTTAAAACTAAGACCTATCGTTGTAAATAAAGATATGTATGTCTTAGGAGGTAATATGAGATTAAAGGCTTGTATTGAGGCAGGTATGAAAGAGGTTTGGATATTAAGAGCAACAGATTTAACTGAAGCACAAGAAAAAGAATTCATTGTAAAAGACAATGTAGGTTTCGGTGAATGGGATTGGGATGTATTAGGTAACGAATGGGATGTAAAAGCATTAGAGGATTGGGGTTTAGATGGGTTTCCTTTTGAACTTGAAGAAAATGAAGTTGAAGATGACAATTACAGTAAAAAGATTGAAGTACCTAAATATGAACCAACAGGAGAAAAACCCGAAACAGATGAATTGTTTAGTAAAGAAAAGGTAGATGACTTTATAGCAAAAATAAAAGCATCAGGTATATCAAAAGAAGAAAAAGCATTTTTATTTATGGCTGCATATAGGCATACAAAATTTAATTATAAGAATATAGCAGAATATTATGCACACGCTGATAAAGAAATGCAAGAACTGATGGAAGACTCTGCACTTGTAATAATAGATTTTAACAAGGCTCTTGAAAATGGTTACGTTAAATTAAGTGAAGAGATTTCTAATCAATACAAATCCGAGCATAATGAATAACAACTTTGCAGCATTTATACTAAGTCACGGAAGAGCAGATAATGTTATCACTTATGAAACATTAAAGAAAACAGGTTACACAGGTAAAATTTACATTATAATAGATAATGAAGACAAAACTTCAAAAGAGTATTATGATAGGTTTGGGGATAAAGTAATAATGTTTGATAAAAAGAAAATATCTAAAACATTTGATGAAGCTGATAATTTTAATGACAGAAGGTCAATAGTATATGCAAGGAATGCTTGTTTTGATATAGCAAAAGACTTAGGTATAAAGTACTTTATTCAATTAGATGATGATTATACAACTTTTAGATTTGCTGCTAATGATAAAGGGGAATACATTACTCAAAACACATCTATAACAAACCTTGATGGTATATTTAATGCAATGCTTAATTTCTACAAGAGTACAGATATACATAGCATAGCAATGGCTCAGGGTGGTGATTTTATAGGTGGTGAAAACAGCAGGGTATTTAAGGAAAAATTAGCAAGAAAATGTATGAATAGTTTTATATGCTCTACTGATAGACCTTTTCAATTTAATGGTAGAATAAATGAAGATGTAAATACCTACACTCATAAAGCAAGTTTAGGATATAAGTTTTTTACAATAGCAACTGTAAGGTTAGAACAGAAGCAAACACAAAGTAACGAGGGAGGTATGACTGATATCTATTTAGACAACGGAACATATATTAAATCTTTTTATTCAGTTATTTTTCAGCCATCAGCAGTAACCATTTCTTTAATGGGAAATAAAAATAATAGATTACATCATAGGGTAAATTGGAATGCAACAACACCTGTAATATTAGATGAAAAATATAAAAAATAATGGACGAAAGTAGACACATAAAAAAGGAATCAATACTAAAGGCACTTGAACAGAGTTTAGGAGTTGTTACGGTGGCTTGTAAGAAAGCAGATGTACCTCGCAGTACTTTTTATAAGTGGTTAAAAGAAGATGCCGCATTTGCCTTAGAAGTAAGCGATATTGAAAACATAGCCCTTGACTTTGCAGAAAGCCAATTGCATTCACAAATAGGGGGCGGTAATACTTCTGCTACAATATTTTACCTAAAGACTAAAGGTAAGAAAAGAGGGTACATTGAAAGGCAAGAAATAACAGGTGCCGATGGTATGCCTACAAACTTTCAAATCGAAATAATTGGAGCAACTAAAGATAAAGACTAATATTGTTTACGACCATTTATTAGCTTCAGACAAAAAAATTGTAGTTGAACAGGGAGGAACGAGGAGCGGAAAAACTTATAATATCCTATTATGGATTATATTTGAATACTGCACTCGTAATGACAATAAGATTGTTACTATATGCAGGAAGTCTTTTCCATCTTTAAGGGCTACTGTGATGCGTGATTTTATGAGCATATTACAAGGGCATAATATGTACAAAGAAAGCAACCACAATAAGTCCAATTCTGAATATTACTTATTTGGAAACTTAGTTGAATTTATTTCACTTGACCAACCTCAAAAGGTTAGGGGGCGAAAAAGGGATTTGTTATTTGTGAATGAGGGCAACGAGTTGTATTATGAAGATATGCAGCAGCTACTCTTTAGAACGCAGGACAGGATAATATTAGACTTTAATCCATCAGATGAATACCATTGGATATATGATAAGCTAATTACAAGGGCTGATTGTGTTTTCCATAAAACAACTTACTTAGATAATCCTTTTATTGAGCAAACTATTATAGATGAAATAGAAAGACTAAAAGATACAGATGAACAGTATTGGCAAATCTATGGACTAGGCGAAAGGGCTTCTAGTAGGTCTACAATCTTCAATTATACAGAAGTCAACCAAATCCCTATTGAAGCAAATTTAGTGGCATACGGAATGGATTTCGGTTACACGAATGACCCGACCACTTTGGTTTCAGTTTATACTTTAGATTATAACCTTTATGTAAAAGAACATCTTTACAGAACTCAAATGACAACACAAGACATAAATGTATTTTTAAGGGACGAAGAACTTGAAAGTAACCCAATATATGCGGATAGTGCAGAACCTCGCTTAATCGAAGAGCTAAGACGTATGGGGCATAATGTTTTCTCAAGTGTAAAAGGTAAAAATTCAATCAACGCAGGAATCGATTTATTAAAAAGATACAAGATACATATACTTAAAGATTCTACAAATGCTATTTCAGAGTTTAGAAACTATAAATGGAAAGAAGACAAGAGTGGAACTTTAACAAATGTTCCTGAAGATAAACACAACCATATTATTGACCCAACACGTTACGCAACTTACTCGATTTTGTCAAGACCAAACTTCGGAAAATATACTCTTCATTAAAAACTTTTTTAAAATAAGTTATTAAATGCTTTGTGGATAAGTAAATAAGTTGTATATTTGAGTAATGGCAATTCAGTCATTAATTAAAA